AGCATTTTGATACTGGTGGTTCTATTTCCAATCATTTTGGCTGGAAAGGAACTCAACATGGTACAGGACGTGAAATACAACATATTATGGGTGGTAGTAAGTATGCCGCCAGAAAAACAGCATCTAGATATCTAGCTCCTGGATTAGGTACTTTATTCGCTATTAGTTCTATGGAACAGGGAATGAAAGATGAAGGCAATTTATTCGGTGCTTATGTAGGACTTGGACAAGAAATTGGTGCCACTGTTGGTGCTAGAGCTGGTTCTATGATGGGTGCAGGTTTAGGTGGACTGGTAGGTGGTGTTCCAGGAAGTTATGTAGGTAGCGCCGTTGGTATGCTAGCCGGTGGTTATATCGGTTATCAAATAGCTCCAACTGTTATGAATGTAGCTAGAGCAGTAAGACGCTGGGGTACTCCCGAAACTGGAGGTATGTTCAGAGAAAATCAAATGACACAAACAATGAGACAACGCTCGATGTTAGCGATAAGAACTTCTAAGATGAATATTAGAAGTGAATTGGGAAGGGAATCCCAAATGCTAATGGGAGCACTTTATTAATAAACAAATAACCCAATGGAGACAAAATGAAATCGTATGTTATTGATACTAATGTTATTTTGTACGACCCCGAAAGTATCCATGCTTTCTCAGATTCAAAAGTAATTATACCATTAACGGTATTAAAAGAAATAGACACCTTTAAGAATGGAACAGAAACAAATAACTTCAATGCAAGAAGCTTTATTAGAGATGTCGACAAAAACAACTATGAATGGCTAATATTAGACGGGTATGAGGTGCCTGAAGATTACACTAACGATGAAAAGATTTTACATGTTGCAAAGTTATCAGGTTCAATATTGGTAACAAAAGACATATCATTAAGGACGATAGCAAAAGCGTCTTCTGTAGAAGTACAAGATTATGAGAATGAGAACCTTACACAACCATCTAAGTTGTATAAGGGATACAGAACAGTTCGAGGACTAACTAAAGGTGTTATAGATACTATATACTCTGAAGGATTCCTTGACAAGATAGAACAAGTTAAAGACCCTGTACCAAATGAATATTTCACATTAAAAGCAGGTAAACAGTCTGCATTGTGTCAATATAGTAAGGAAGAGGATAAGTATCTATTAATACAGTCACAATCTGTATTTGGGATAACCCCAAGGAATGCAGAGCAGATATTCGCGCTCGATGCCCTAACAGACCCAAATATACCATTAGTAACAATGACAGGTAAAGCAGGAACAGGTAAGACTCTTATAGCATTAGTTGCGGCGTTATCTCTTAAAAAAGAGTATCGCAAAATATTAGTAGCTAGACCAACGGTAGATTTAGGAAAAGGGATAGGATTCCTTCCTGGAGACATCAATGATAAAGTTGCGCCATACCTACAGCCTATCTTTGACAACCTAGATGTAATAGCTAGTGTACAACCTAATAATGGTAAGACTGGTAAAGAGAAAATAAAAGAATTGATGGATAGTGATAAGATTCAAATCGAAGCGTTAAACTTCATTAGAGGACGTTCATTACCAAAGGTATTCTTTATAATAGACGAAGCACAGAATTTATCTCCACATGAGATTAAAACCATTGTAACTAGAGCTGGTGAAGAAACTAAGATAGTACTTATTGGTGATATAGAACAAGTAGATACTCCGTACTTAGATAGTAAATCAAATGGATTAAACTACCTAATTAACGTAATGAGAAACGAATCTATATCTGCCCATATACATTTAAAGGATGGACAAAGATCTGAATTGGCTGAGGTAGCAAGTAACAAGTTATAAATTATGGCAAAGAGGAAGAATAAAAAGAAAGCTTATAACTACAATAGTCCTGCTTATAAAAAGTGGAGACTTAGTATTTATAGGAGAGACAAATATCAATGTCAGCTCTGCGGGAAGCTAGGTAAGATCAACGCTCATCATATTAAGCGTAAAATAGATTTTCCAGAGTTGACTTATCGCTTGGATAATGGTATAACATTATGTATACAATGTCATAACGCAATTACAGGCAAAGAGAAAATGGTTCAGTCCTTATTCAGTAAGATAGTAAAAAGAAAGTTAACCATCAAAGATATAGTTAAAGCGTATGCAACAGCTAAGGATGACAGTTTATTGTTATATGGATACTTTAATAAACACAAAGAGATTATAACAAATATGTTAGTAAGACTAATTAAAAGGCAAGAAGTATTAGGATGATTGAAGAAGAAGAAATAATAGAAGATCAACAGTTTCATAGTGATCCGTATAAGCATTTTTATAAAAGACATGAGCAAAGACTCTTAGAAGAAGAAGCTATTGATCGTGATTCCTTTGTTCGTACAGAACCTGTAAAAGAAGAAATCATAAGACACATAGACGAGCAATTGGCTCAAGCTAGAGACATGAGATATGGCTACATGGCTAAAGCTATGGTTAAAGACCCTGCTTTTATGTATGACCCTATTGAAAACTATTATAAGAAACTTATACCTGCTTCAATGAAAGAACAATTATCTGAAGAAGAGGTAATGGATATAGTTGAATATTATGATCCTGTTACATGGGCTAATAATAATCTATTCCAGAAGTATGGTGGGTGGAAACCTAGAACGTCTAAGAATGGATTTCCGTATCAAGGACAGATGGTTAGAAGTATAAGCCGTCGTATTGTTACTAGAGCTGGTCGTCGTATTGGTAAATCAATGAGTCTAGCTGTACGTATAGTTCACAGAGCTTTTACATGGCAACCAACGAAAACAAAAGGTTCATACAACATTGTTATCTTTACACCTAACCAATCACAAATTAATGTTATTTTTAAGATGATTGAAGAATTAGTTGATGGTAATAATGAACTACTTAATATGTGTGGTAGAGAGTCTAAAGCTAAGAGAAAGATACCTACTAGGAAGTCTCCTCTTACATCTCTTGAATTAGATAATGGTGTTACTATCACTGGTTATGTATCTGGTTCATCTGCTATTAGGGGTAGTGCCGCGGATTTCTTGGTACTCGATGAAGCTTCATTCCTAACATCAGACGATACTGATTCAGTTATTGCTCTACTTAATGAGCATCAGTACGTGGAACTATGGGTATCATCTACACCTAAAGGTCACAAGGATTACTTCTATGATCGTGTACATGATAAAGGATTCGTTGGATTCTATTTCCCAACTAACAAGTATCATCCAGAATGGTCTCTACAAATGGAGACAGATTTCAAGAGTCAGCTAACCTTATCTGGTTATAAACATGAGGTTCTTGGAGAGTTTAGTGATGATGGAGAGACGGTATTCCAGGCTGAGTTTGTGAAGAAAGCTATTGCTGATTATGCATATGCAGAACAGATTATGCAAGAGAATTGGATATACTCTATGGGTGTTGATTGGAATGATTCTGAAAATGGTACACAAATAGTTATTATTGGATATGATATTGAGAATAAGAAATATAAGATAGTAGATAAAAGCGCGGTACACATCGCAGGATGGACGCAAACCAAAGCCGTTGCAGATGTTGTTAAACTTAATGACAAATGGAAATGTGACTTTATATATGCTGATTATGGACACGGTTCAGCGCAGGTAGAAAGACTACATGAGATAGGACTATACGCTCCACCAGCAAGTCAGAGAAGAAAGTTAATACATGCTAAAGCTATAAATTATTCTTCTTCGGTAGAAGTGATAGACCCTTGGACTAAAGAGAAGACTAAACGTCAGACTAAAGCTTATATGGTTAATAACTCTGTACGTGTCTTTGAAAATGAATTTATTGATATAAGTAAACATGATCAACTGTTCATAGATCAGGTGTCAGGGTATGTAGTGGATAGAGTTACTCCTGCCGGAGTTCCTGTATATGGTAAAGATCCCAAGGTTGGAGATCACATGTTAGATGCGGTTATGTTAGCATTGTTTGCATTCCATATGGAATACTCATCACTAATTAAACCATTGATAAGTCATTCAGCTTCGAGTTTAAATATAGTAAATAAAAACCCATTGTACACATCTAAGGTAAGTGCCTTGATGAGTGCTATGGACATAGCTTTAGAACAAGATAAAGCTCGTGAGAAAGAAGAATACGATATAGCTAATAATATAGACCCAGGAAAACAAGGTCTAACAGTAAGAATAGGCGCTAGAGCTAGCCTATCAACTAAAAGAAATCAAATGTTTAACAGAAATAATGGAACAAGGAGATCAAGGATATGAGATTAAGTATATTAAATAATTCCCTAAGACAATGGGAACCTTTTGGAAATGTTCTTTTTAATATAAAAGATACAGAAGATTATATAGAACTACTTATAACGAATAATGAAAATGGCTTTATATATAGCATAAGCATGGATGCTTCTATAGGAAGTACGGAGACTATAGAGATATTTGACTCTGAAGGAACTTCTATATACGGCCCAAATCTTGGTTCATTCCTCTTTGAGCTTCCGAATATAATAAAACCAAATGACTCAGCTAGAATAAAAATTAAACTATCGTCTGATGATGATAGTGTCGACACATTTTATACTCCTATAAATTTTACATATAATAGATTTATGACAGACCCAACAGGACTGGAAGTATTCTTAGACTTTGATAGCACAGTACCATCATATATGGCCGGTAGTTATTCTTATGCTTATGGTGGTGATCAGCCTGATAAAATGATTAATCAAAATAGTTATCTTTCAGTGTCTAATGTTAACAATCGTTTAAGTATAGATAGTATGCCGCTAATGTCTGAACTTAGTGTCTTTATAAAAGGGTACTTTACAGACATACTTGATAGAACACTTTTAGAAACTGGAAATATCAATATACATTTTAACAATAATGGAAACCTTGTAGTAGAAGTAGGCGCATATATATGGACTAGCACAGACTTTATAAGGTCTTCTGCGGTAGAGTATCTTATTGGAATATCAATCAGTGACACTGGGGTACTTACATGTACACTGAACGGTGTTGTAATGGTTGGTACAGACGAGGGAGTAGATACGGTAGCTCCGGCAAATGCCTCTTCTCTCTTCTTCTTTAATAATTCCTCTAGTAATGATGCATGTCTAGGTGACTATGATTATGTTACAGTATACGGTGTAAATGTACCTTTAAGTCATCACGGGATAAAAAATGAAAACTGATGTATTATTAAAAAATAAAGCAAACATAGGTGCATGGAATCAATTTGTAGCTCTCGATCCTAAGAAGTTTCTTACTGTAAATTTAAGTCCTATACAAATTACAGAGGATCAGCTTATACAGTTGTATCTCATGTTGTACCCTATGATAGTTGCTGATTTTACAAGTAGAGCAGACAATCTTGCGTGGGCTAGAGATATACATCTAGCTATGACACAGAATGATATAGAACATTCTACTGCCTTGAATAGCCATGTTCACATAGGAAATATGGGCGTGAATACCTCACCACCACTTACAGATTTATCAATAGAACCATGGAAAGAACAACCAGAAGATCCTCAATATAAAGAAGCAGAAAGCTTCGTAACAAATGCTAGTCTTTACAGTACATCAATAGAACATAGGAATCCAGCTTTGGATAATCCTAATATAAGCAGAGTCAATGTTGTCGATATTAATACACAATACTCTAGTAAGTTAATATATGTTCCATTTGATACTAACGACCAAGCAACTGGTGACAATAACTACACAGGGAATTCATAATGAATATGATAGATTATTATAATACAGAGATTCCAGATACAGACAACTGGAGAAAAATAGATTGCCAACAAGAAGGCGAATACTTTAAAGCTATATGTCAATTCTGTAGTGCTATAGATAATTATATACCAGACCTTATTGCTTTACAAGAAAAAAGTGCCGCAGCAACAACTATTGCTATTACAGCAATTATGGCAGAATTAAACTATACTATCCTTCCTATTTTTCTTAATGATTTTACAACTGCTATGACTGCTACGGTTTTAGGATGGAGTGCACTATGGACAGCCAGTGTGTTAGCTGCTGCCGCAACTGGCAACCCCTTACCTGTTACTAATGGAATGTCTACAATTGGAGAAACATTTAAAGCTCTATCTGTTAGTAATTATTCAGGTAGTGAATCTATAATTGTTTTTGGTGATGCGTTGGATGCTTATGTATTAAAATTAATGAGTTTAAATACTCAATATGGAGTGACTTTACCAGATGAAGGATAATAAATTTACATCGAAATTTAAAGCTATCAGAGATGAAGCTAAAGTATATAATAACAGTGTACCTGTACCTTTGGTTACAGAAGAGACAGTGAATAAAAATCTTGTTGAATTAAGGAATATTAGAGACCTTAATAAGATGATTGCCAAAGAGTATAATAATATTGTAGATATATATATTAAGAGGGCGGAGATTGCGGGCGAATCCCTATCCCTATCCTCGATACCAGAACCTATAAGAAGAGCAGTATTACCAATAGGACAATTAACACTATCTCCTAAAGAATACATATCTGTGATAACACTTCTATTAGATGAATCAACTAAGGCTGGATTTGAAAAAGCTAACGAAATTGGCACAGGTCAAATTAATGCACCATTAGAACTGTTTACATCTCAACTTCCAACGCCACCTTCTAATATGTACAAGGCTGCTGTTTATCTTGGTGAGATTGCAGAAACAAACTCTAATAATGGTCCAATGTATAGTTTAGTTGGAGCAGGTAGTGAAGACAACCCTCCAGGAAATGATAATCCTGAAGCTGTTAATGAGAAGGCAGGACCGTGGAAAGATGAAGTCCGAGAGGATACAGATTTTGAAAAAGCAGTTGATGAATGTCTACCATGTTTTCGTGAAGGATTAAGTAGTGTAGGAAGATCGTGGGACACTTTCTTCGGCAATGTTGGAGAGTCTGTGATGGATACTAGACTAGATAATTACTTTCAATTATCTAAGATACAAGCATTAGAGTCTCTAAGACGTTTATTTAAATCAAAGATTGGTGTGGTTAGTGGAATGTCATTCTCTAGGCACTTATGTAATATACAGAGCTTAATAGATAATAGGAGATGTCTCCCGGAATTAGCAATAATGATTGCATCTGTAAGAGCTATGATTAAACAGCTTATAGGAGTTCTTTCAAAAATTGCTAAAATAGGAGTACCTTCTTTGGATATTAGCGCGAGCTTATCCGCTGGATTAGATTTAACTATGAAAGCTTTCGTAAAAGTATTATTAGATCGTGTTATGCAATTAATGTTCACTATAAGTAATTTAATACAATGTACTATTAGTAGTATAAATGATGAAGCTAGAAAAGCTACCGAAGGATACAATGCCGTAATAGATGGATGGAACGATACAGGAGCTCCAGCATCAGAATTCCTGGGACTATCAGATGATGCAAGTGTTGATCACAAGATAGTTGGGGCTACAACAGTAAGGACAGATAGTAAAGGTAAAATTATAGATATAGAGACTCAAAAATATATGCAATTGGATAATTATAGCCTTATAATGGTGAGTACTTTAATAGAGTATAGACAAGTTGCAGAGAAATTTGCAGATAGTATTACTGAGACAGTAGAAGGGTGGATGCCCAAAGATGGAATAGCTATACCTGTAGACTTATATGTAACTGATCTCCTTACAGAAGGTAAGTATAAATATAATCAAGTTGATATATTAGACCTTATTAGATTCTATGGTTCATTCTTATATCTTCTAGGAGAGATATATACATATGCATTTAATGACGAACCTGTCGACAAGAACGTATGTAGTGTTGCTGCTTATATTGACCAACCTTGGATAGATATTATAGTGGGAGGCGCTATAGATGACCTCTTAGGTGGTGGAGATGACGACGGAGATGGCACTGGAGGCGGTGGTGGGTCTAATAACGATCCTCAAGAAGGCGACGTAAAAGTATGTACTTGTAAGAGTGGTGCAAATAGTGTTAAAACATTTCACAATGGTGAATGGGGAAAGTGTGAGTGTGGAGATGAGGGGGAAGGTTGTGAGTGCGAAAATGGCATACATGTAGATAAGGACTGTAGAGGAAATTGCGCGGTACCTGTTGATATTACCATTGACGATGATTTCATCACCGGGCCAGTTGACGAAGGATTGACTAATGGCTTTATAGATGATATATTAGAACTTGATACAACAAATATTATAGATAAAGATTTAGTTAATTTATACAAGACAAATATGGCATCACTTAAAAAAGTAACTGTAAATAATCAAACAGCATATTATGTTGGAGATGTGACTCCTGCTAAGTGTGTACCTAATATAGATGGACTTAAATCTATATTTGATATTAAAGATTGGAGTAAAGGATAATTATGGACATCATAACATCAACTAGTAAGGATTATAACGTAATAGAACTGCCTAAGGAAGGGAACGCTATCATGCCTACCACTCCAGAAATGGCTAGTAACTTCAATGTGATTCCAAGGTCTATGAAGACGACTCTTGGATTTAGAAATATGCATATGGAATATAATGGATATGAACTTCCAGAGTATAACTTATATGATATATCTCAAGCTGAAGATGTAGACGGGATTATTAAACGTAGTATTAAAATTAAACGTGCCTTAGCATCAAAAGAAGGATGGAGACTAACTGGGGTAAATGAAAAAACTATTCAATTCATATTAGAAAGATTTAATGAACTTGGGATTGTACAAAAAGAGTCTATGAACCTATTCTTTAAGAATTTAGTTGGTGATACAATTAGATTCAATAATGCATATGTTAGAGAGCACAAATCCTCTGTTGTGTCAAATGGTATATTGAACGGAGTGCGCGGTAAACCTGTTAAGAAAATAGTAGGTTATACTCTTATTGCTCCAGAGACCATGAGATATAAACTTAATAAAGCAGGACACATTATTAAGTATATGCAAATCCTTCCTGATGGAAGGCATAAAGAATTCTCCACAAAAGAAATTAAACACATTAGAATGAATCCAAGAAGTGGTCTTAACATGGCACCGCCAGCGTTACTTCCTGCAGTAGATGATATTCGTGCTCTTCGAAGAATAGAAGAGAATGTAGAGCTCTTAATAGAGCAACACCTATTCCCACTATTAGTTGTATCAATTGGTACAGACTCACATCCAGCTACACAGTTAATGACAGGTGAAGATGAGATAGATGCTTATACCCAGAAACTAGAAGCTATGCCTTCAAGTGGTTCTTTAGTTGTGTCTCACAGACATAGTTTTGATTTACTTGGTAGTGCTTCTGTATTAGATGTTACAAAGTATTTAGAGCACTTTAAGAAACGTGCTTATACTTCTGTAGGTGTATCTAATTTAGATATGGGTGAAGGTGAGGGCATGAATCGCGCGACTGCTGATAACGCCTCTAAGATATTAATTGATGACGTTAAAGATTACCAAAAAGAAGTTGCAGAACAAATAGAGATGTTTATTATTAACCCATTACTCTTAGAAAAATATAATTCTAATGTACTAGCCTTAGATCACCAAGTCAAGTTTACATGGAATGAAATAGATCTTGAGAGCATGATTAAATTGCAGAATCATAATATGCTTATATTCCAAGCTAATGGTATTGAGCATGATGAATTGAGAGATAAGTTAGATAGACGTCCAATGACCGAAGAACAATTAACAAAGACAAACTTTGAACTGTACACTAAGAACTTAGTAGAGGTTGAGGGTAAGCTTGAATTAAACAAAGCAATGCAAACTAAACAACAGCCAACAAATCAACACAAGACGAATACTGGACCTACAAAAAAGAAGAGTTCTATAGACCATGAGGTTTTATACTCTATTGTTAACAAAATAGACGCTAAAAACACTGATC